TAAATTTTATTTTATTGAATGTTGTTGTCGGCATATTAATGAGTTTCTGTAAGTCATTTGTTTTACAATATTCTTGCACCATATCTGTTCCCATAACTTCCGCGCGTATATTCGATACCCTTTTTTGACCGGTTCTTTTGTCTGTATATTCGTTTTGAATACGAAGAAGCTGATTGCCATTTATATTATCCGTCTTGAACCCATTTGCATATAATAGTTGAACCACATTATCATATTCTATCTTAGATATGGGTCTGGCAACTTTGGGATTTGTTCCAAAACGAATTTCCAATTCCTTTATTTTGGTGCCATCCCTTATTACAGGATTACTTTCTAAATAATGTTCTATTATTTTTTCAAAATCGTTTTTCATTTGAACAGGACTTTTTTCGGGAGGTGGCATTGAAGGACTTCTCACAGGAGGTGGCATTGAAGGACTTCTCACAGGAGGTGGCATAGATGGACTTCTTGCAGGAGGTGGCATAGAAGGACTTCTCGGCTCAGGTGGAGACGTTGATGGTGTTCTAGCTTCGTCTATATTGCTATTTTTTTCTGCCATAATATATTATCTGTATATAATTAGTTAATATATTATTTCTATCTTGTTTTTTATCAATTTTATTACCAGGCTATTTTTGTTGTTATTTCCTGATATAGGTCAGTCTTTGACCATTTTTTTTCGTATATATCGATTCCTACTTTATCTGCTAGGATGCGCAGTTCATCAACTTTAAAATTTCCAATCGCCTTTAATGGTCTTAAATGACTGTCCAACTTGATTTTTGTATCTACTAATTGTGCATACTCTTCATTCGTCAATGGCGTTTCTATCAGTGAATAATTATTATGAGTGTTTTTCTGAACGACAAATACAGGATGGCTGTCTGCAAATGTATTCGAGATAATCTCCAGATAATTTTCACCACTGGGATCCAATAATATAAGATTTAATTCATAGTAGATACAATATCCATATAATACGTTCATTTCGGTCTTTTTTGTGTCTGTCAGTAAATCTGACAAAATTTCTTGTGCGCTTGCTTTTGTAATACGCATATTTACGTTTTTTACCAAATGTAAATTACTTCTAAGATGCTCTCCGATTTTTCGCTGAATATCTAACTGTTTCCCACCATAATTTTGTTGTATTTCTTTATATTCGTCGTATCCATGCTTTGCTATGTATAAACACCAGAATAGGGTATCCTTTTGTGTTGGGCGAATTTGTGCTTGCAATGGTTGAGAATTGTGTTGTATAGGCGCTTCTTGTTCAACTACTTCTGCTCGTGTATTATTTATCAATACATCGAATGCATTTACGCCGCCAGTTATTCGCTGTTTATTTTTTTTGAAGTTCGTGGTTAACATTAACTCACGAATATCATCAATGCTATCTTTATTGGTTTTTATGGGATCGAATAAGATTGACTGGATATATGCTGTCATTAGTTATTTACTATACTATATGTAATACTGATATTGTCTTTATCTTCTTTTTCTATAAAATAAGAGTTCTTGAATTCTTCCTTTTGATATTCTGTCGTGATTAGGTTATCCTCTTGCTCTTTCATATATCTGATGTATTGTTCGAGTTCTTCTACAATATGTTGCTCTATAAATGTCATATTGATATATACACCACTCTTGTTCTCGTTTATCTTGCATAGATTTTTCGATAAAATCTTCAGAATTTCAATTTGATGATGTTTATCCATAATTTCAATTTGTTCTTTCAACTTGTTCAAATGGTTAATTTTATCCATATTATTATAATCATTATGCAGGAATATTTATATTGTTTTTAACAAGCATTCAACATAAGTGTTTTATCATAAAATGGTGATTAAATATAAAAAAAATACTGCATTTTGTATTATTTTTTCATAAAATTGATTTAGATACACAATTGAAGATTGAAAACACATAACAATAAGTATTATAAATACTATATTAATAATTCTAAAATGGATTTACAATTTGAAGCAATATCCACATCTACTTCATCATTAGCGATTGGTGAAACTAACATAATTAAACTACAAAAATGGTTTAGGGGATGCATTTTGAGATTGAACACATTGCCTTTGATTATGTATAAAATTCAAAAAGAATTAAAAGCAAATGGAATTAAGTTTTCAACCCAAAATGAAGATGGTAGAATAAATAGTTGTAATGATGAAGATGAAGTAATGAAACTACTTCGTGAAAAGTTTGATAATAGAATAATAATACCTAAAATTAGAATGTGGTATGATTTGTTAGCATTTGATTATATGTATGGGTGGATTCCAATCAATATAAAAACAACTACTACAATAACCAGCGATAATACCGGCAATTTTGCTATGTGTGTGCATGTTTTCACGAATGAAAAATTGGATATTCATAGGGAGAATACATATAATAATGGTGAAATGAGTGTAATACTTTTCAATAAATTAAAAAATAAACAATATAACACTAATAACAAAAAAGATTACTATTTCATAGTATTAAATAAGACAGATGCGAGTGATATAATTGTTAATAGTGTAAAAGGATTGACAATATTAACACCAAATATAAATAATTTACCATTTCAAGTTTGCTGGAAAAAAAATAGGGCATTTAAATATGAAAAAATAAATAAAAAGATAAAACTATTAATTGATTGCTTACAAAGACCCCAGTTATCGTGGAAAGAAGTGTTTATGACGAATATAAGGACATTAGTTTTATAGATATTCACTTGGAATATAAGAATTACATATTTGTCTATGTCCTATTTTAAACCTTCCAGAAAACATAAAATTATCTTTGAATGTATTACTATTTATGTATGATACTATTTTATTTAAATTGCACTTTTTTTTTGGTTTAAGCATTATTAAGCCCCCTCCAAAATAATTAACTTTACCTACAAACGATACATTTGGTTTTCGTGTTAAATTATAAATATAAATACATTCTTTACCAAGATTAGCGTTTATGGTAGTAATATTTCGTGGGGCCCCCCATTCAAACCAATTGTTTTCATTAAACTTTCGGATTCCTCTTTCAATAAGCACTTTTTTATGGTGTGATAAATGTTTATTAATCTTCTCATTATCACAAGGGTAGTTTTCAATATAAATATATTTATCAACTTTATCTTCACCATTTAATACTTTTATATTACCAAGTTCTTCATTTTTATAAACTTCTTCTTTTCCACTAACAAGACCAACATAAATGTCAAAATAGTCTTGAAACACGACACTATTATTATTTTCTTCTTCTCCAAAAGTAATTAATCCGTTGCTGTTTGTAATATAGAGTAATTTGTCGTTATATAATGCTTTTTTGTCAATTGAACTATTTTTACAATATCTAAAGACAATAATATCAATAGATGCATTCTCAAACATTTTTTCATTGTGAGGATGGAATATATGAGTAAATGTTCCATTTGTCATCATAATATTCAATAATTTCGAAGCACTTGTTAATTTGAGAAAATCAGACGGAACAATAAATATCAACTCGCCATTATCATCAAGTAAATTATAACATTTTTCGGTAAAATCAATATATAAGTTCCCTTTTTTTGTTCTAACATAAGGTGGATTTCCTACTATTGTGTTGTATGTTTTTGTAATTGATTGTGTCATAAAATCACCGTAAACAACCTTTTCTTTTTGTATTTTATCCAATAATTTAATTTTTTGATCAATCTCATACATATCAAATGTTATACTTGGTATTTTATCTGTAATAAATGTAATTAAATCACCTTGTCCCATAGATGGTTCTAAAATATTAGACGGACTATTTAATATGAACTCAAATACCTTTTCTTTGAGTTCAATATGGGTTGTAAAATATTGCCCTAAATTATGTTTCGCTGACATAGTTGGTATTTCTGGGGGTATAGTGCCTTCTAAATCTTTTGAAATCAATAAATCAATTTTTTCTTTTTCATTCACAACTACACCTATAATTTCTTGAAGTTTGGGTTCATTAACACAAGGTAGTTTTTTATATTACACCGACTAAAGAGAAAAATGAAATTAATATGACTGACTTGACATATAAAAATTGATATAGCTATCCACAAACTCAATTATAGTATCTATCCAAAGTCAATATGTCGATTAAGACACGAGACCAAAAATTCCAAGAATGCTTTGAGAAGTATATGAGGAATTTGAACATTCAAGATATCAACTATTTACTTAACTATAGTTTGACAAATCAAACAATCAATAAATCGAGGTGTATACACAAATATAAATTAATTATATTTGGTAATAGTGAATCCGATTTTACTACGGGTGAAAATGTAGTATTGCAACTACCTACGAATCGAGATTTCATTGACCATATGGGACTATATTTTGAACCATATCGGTACCGAGAGTGCCCTCGACTATCGAATATTAAAATTATGACAAACCAGGACGAACACCCTATAACTGAGGTAGAGTTCAAAATCCTTTACTGGAAAAATTATTTACCATTTCCATTAGTGCAAACACGTCTTGAATTATTAGAAGAAGAAAATGAAATGATATTTGACAATAATTGTAGTTTAGAACGTCAAATACGACGATTGAATATGAAAAATATTGCGATATTAGAGCGTCTTAGTCGGGCGCAATACGATGTTCAAAAAAATATGTCGGAAATCTACAGAACAAAACAAGAGTTGATTAATTGTCCAGTGTGTATGGAAGACATTCAACACGACCAGTTGAATATACCCATCTGTTTTCATAATATATGTAATAGTTGTTCTAGTAGGTGCGATAAATGTCCTATATGCAGAGACCCGTATATTGAATCATCTGTTAATTTATAAAAATAAAAAATAAACAAAGTATAATATTGTATATTTTTTTATTCGTCCATTACTGCATAATTATGAAGGTCGATTAGGGTATATCGAATATTTATATTCCAGAAAAAACAATACTCTTTGGACTAATAGACGCAGATGTTTTTATTACACAATTGCTTGGTGATGGAATAGTATATGTGTCATCGATATTAGCAATCATCGCAAAAGTCGAGTTTGATAAAAGAGTGGTCTTATCAGTATTTTCATTTGAATTTGCATCGATTTGTGTATAATCAGCTACTTCTATTATATTATAAGTTAATCCAATATTGTAAGAAAAACCAGGGGCAGTAAATAACTCCATATTAGAAGTTTCTATATACCCACCAAATAATTGACAACTATAGCTATACGTTCCACTTGTAATAGATGGGTCTGGTTGCAATGATACTTGAAAAGTGGATTTTTCCAGGCTTACTGAACTAGTATTGTTGTTTATCTCTGTTGAACCATAGTATATTTTAGCAGCTTGATTAGATATAGTTATATCCATTATGATACCACTTGTATCATATGGTATATCAATACCGGTGAGTTGATAAACAACAGGTGTCTTGTAAGTATATGTATAAGTAGGTTGTTTAATCGTATCACGTATCAATACTGTTCCCACATTGGTTATATTACCTAATCCAGAAGGCAGTGATACATTCGGTATTGTATAAAAAGTCCATTCCTCTGTTGCAATTGGGTTTCCTACAGCATATGCAAAAGTATTAGGTAGGTAATTATAGAGAGGAACATTCTTATCTTCCACCAAATAAGTAATCGGTCCAGGAACATCAGAAGAACTGGTAGGCATCGGAATTGAATAATCTTCTGTGCAAAACAGTTGCGATCCTTTATAATTACCCCTTGCTATCATAGCTTGTTTTTCTTTTCTGGTAAGTTGCGATGTTTGCGTGCTTTGTTTCGCATATTTCAATACTTCCGCTTTACGACGCATATTTATTTGTTCGTATGTAAATCCGTTCGAATAAGGGGATACTGTATTGAATCTTACTGGTGGTATATTGAATAACATGCTGAGCTTTCGTTGATTACAAGCCCGTTGACTTGTTTCATCGGACATAATATATTCTATTTATAATTATTGAATATATTAAATTATATCGTTGTAAATTTAAGGGTTTAATACAGTTTGCTAGTATACCACATATTAGATAGGTAATTATAAGTATTCATTTTCTGGATATCAAATTTGAAACGTCTTAGGTCAGGGCCACCAGATACAATATTTGCAATATCAAAAATAGATAATGCTTCCTTGTAATATCGAAGGTTTGATATTTTCCCATTGATGCCTCCGTTTTTGCATACATTAACATCGTAAAAGTTCTGAATAGGAACATCTCTAAACTGTAATCTACCAGATACTACACCATTGATATAGACTTCCATTACGGTGTTCTTCATACGAATGATAATATTCACCCATTTTTTGAGAGGAATGTCGGCGACTTCCAAACTATTAGTATGGTCGTTTACTGCTCCAGTCTTAGAATCCATTACAATGAATATAGATGCAGTATTTTCACTATCATTATCTACCTGTTGTTTCAAATATAATCCGGGTCCATTCGCTACATTCGCAATACCATCTACATTATATGTGTCATTTCCTTTATTGAAAATGTGTTGGAACATTTGATAGTCATCTCCGGTATTTAATTCGTTAATATAAATCCAGGTCGACCAAGTGAATTCCATACCGCTTTCTTGATTATTCGATCTTTCTATTAAAATAGACTCTGAATTTCCGGGGTCTTGTGGTATAGTAAAAGAACTATTTCCATCTACCATACCTTTTACTAAATACGGGTTTGATGATGATGACAAAAAATAATTTAATAGCATTATGCCTAAACTTAGTAAGAAAATAAATACAATTACTATCAATATCACAAAAGCGAATTTTGCAAATAATGTGTTCGATTGTAAAAATCCTTGTGATGCTTCACTTCCGGCCTCTACAGACGCCTGAGCTTGCTCAGAAAATCCCTGCACAGATTCATTCATTTGCGAAGTCATATTCTGCATAGACGACGAAATACTTTCTCCCATATTACGAACTCCTTCTGGTAATTGTATATTGCTGGTAATAGGTCCTTGTGGCTGTTGTTGTTGAAAATTCATAATCGTTATATACTATATATTATATCTATAAAACGATTTTCATAAATTAAAATAATGTCATCTTTGTTTGTTCTACATTGTCTTTCTTGATTAGAATGTCTAAACCGTATGCAGATAACCAATTTTTGAATGTGCTTTGTCCATTTCCCTGCATATAAGTAGACCACGCAGTCTCAGGGTTGATCGGACTAGACCAATGCTTAAATCGAGCTACATATGCATCGTATTTTGAATCTTTAGCTAGATACATTTTATTTGCTACAGCAGGAGGTGTCTTCGGAACAGAGATACCTGACGTAGCGTCTTCTTTATACACTCTTCCCGACCTAACTAGCTTTCCATCTATATAACAATCCACATATTGGTTATCAACACTCACTATGATATGTGTCCATTTTTGAAGAGGGAAATTATCTGTAATTTCGATTGTTTTGTCGCTACCGTCTGACATTGTAATGTCGCAGTTCAATGTAGGAGCACTTTTTGCTAACGATAATTTGATATTGTCTCCGCGTGTAAAAATCGGCTTATCTTGGTTAGTATCCCACGAATTTACATATATCCATAGACCATATGCATATCTTGTGCTTGTTGGACTATTTTTGATTTCAAAACCAGTTATATCGTCATTCAAATTAGCAGACGCAGTTAAATCTACCGAGGTAGCCATCAATATACGTGTCAAAGTATATATGAGTAAAATAACAATTACTCCTAAAATTATAACAACATAATTCATCGTATCTATAATAAATACTTATAAATTATTTACAGGCGGATTTTTATTCATCAATGGATTATAAATATTTATTACGTCTCGTTGTGATAAGTTTTTTTTATAGTATCGAATATTACATATAGAACCACTTAATCCATTCTCACTACCGGTTGTAATGGCATCGCTATCGATATAATCAGGTATATTATTTTTGAAATAATAGGTTCTCTCTAACTTGCCATTCACAAATAAATCTACGTGTTTTGATGTATAATTAAACACAATGTGGTTCCATTTTTGACTAGGTAATTTCAAATCATAGTAAGGTAATTGGTCGCTATCATTTGCGGTGTTATTAGTAAAATATATTCTACAAGCATCCATTCTATTGTGTTGTATCGAATTTGCTTCTTTATTTTTGTATGTTATTTTCGGTTTTCCATCTCCATAGTTAAATATAATAGTTTCTTTGTTGTATCCTGCCATATTTTTAGAATAATCATTCACAAATAACCACATCGAAATTGCATAATTTCTACGAATTGTTTCGTTTTGATTATTCATTATTTGAAGTTCCTTGTTGTCTTTATACATAATTTCATTCATAGGATATATGTTCTCGTCATTTAAATAAACATACGATTTTTGTATAGCGATTCCATCTTTCAAAGAAAGATTATTAATAATACCAGGTAAGTATAAATAGGATAAAACTAAAACCAATTCAATCATAAATAATACCAACACCGGGTTCGTTGTCATTCTGTATTCGTTCAATAAATATTTCACGAAATTTAGAAGCAAACACGGTATGTAAAACAGTAAATAGGTGAGGAAACTAGGTATTCCTCGTAATGATTTGAAAAAATTGGCGAATACTTGAAATACTATAGCCAAACCAATGATTACTATGAATATCAACCCAAACTGTATTAAATAATTGAATACCCGATTATATGACATTGCTGTATAACCATAAACTAAAATTAATAAAGCAATGACGCCGAAATAATATGTCTTCCAACTTTCCATTTGTAATGGCACGGATATTTGTCCTGCTGTGAAAAATAAAACAATGATTGTAGCTAGTATGATCACAAATGATTTAATGGATTCTTTCGTTTTATTTCTATATGGGTCATCATCATCTTCAGGAAGGTTTTTTAGTTCATTTATTGATACTATTGATAATATTAGAAATAGTATAATATTTCCATATAATACAATATCTTTGTTCTCCATTTCTTAGTATATTGTGTTATATTATTTTCCAGATTCAGAGTGTTGTCATTATAGATTTTCCATAGCGGTCTTTTTACCGTGACAATCTCTACATAATGCTACTAAATTATCTACATGATTACTCCCGCCATGTTCTAGTCTTGTCTTATGATCTACTTCGAACCAGGCAGGCAATTGCTGTTTGCAATCTCCGCAATTCCAATGTTGTCTAGCAGCTACAAATTTCTTTTTGGTTTCACTTACCGAACGTTTGGTTCCTGTTTTTCCCGAACTTACTATTCGCTTCTCTGCTTGCTGTTGGTGTATAGAAACAATCGGATGATTATACCCACCACCGTCTAAACTTGTATATTGGTTATCATCTGAGAATTGTTGTTTAGAAGTAAAATCTAAAATGGGAGAAATTAGATTTGAAGTGTTTTTATCAATAGGTAGGTATTTTATGTAATCGTTTGATGCAGACACGATTTCTCTTGCTCTTAATGGATTCTTTTTTAGTAGCACATATAACATTAACGCTCCGAATGCTACTCCTGCCATCTGATAATACTTTTTCCACGATAAGGCCACTTTCATATATTTACCATCAGTATAAATATTCGCCATTATAAATCCGGCTATTAAAATAAGTATTAACTCGATTCTCATAATAGTTATAATATTATGAGATAATTATTGCTATTCATACCATATGTAGATTAGGCATATCAATATTAAAATTAATAGAATATGTAAGTAATGCTTCCTCCAGTTAATTTTTTCGGCTAAATATATGGGCTTGGGTTTATATTCATTTCGATATAGGGCCATTGCTTTTGGTAGAGACACTTCGTCTTTTCCTATATGCAAATTCACTTTGTTATGAATGAAATGCACCCATCTTACAAATGAATCTCTGTTGTCTAAATAAGGTGAAACCGGATACTTATCTAATAAGTCGCTTACATAATTTCCGATTTCGTCTATTGGTATGAATATAGGCATATTTTGTATCAAATCGTAATATTTTCGTTTCGATACTTCATTCGGGTGCAATGGGTATGATTCTGCGATTGTATGTAGAAAAAACCAGTAATGAGGCCCCCAGACCTTTGGATCAAAATACATAGCTTATTATTATTATAATTATATAAAGATATTTGATTATAAATGTATAGGATACTATTAATAATAATGAGCGAACTTTATTGCAATAACTGTGGTAAAAAAGGACATCTATATAATCAATGCAAACTACCTATTACTAGTGTAGGGGTTATTGCTTTCCGTATATTCAATAAAGAAATACAATATTTATTAATTCGGCGCAAAGACACACTAGGATTTATTGATTTTATGCGCGGCAAATACTCCGTATATAATAAAGATTATATCAAAAATATGGTTTACCAAATGACGGACGACGAGAAACATCTACTCAAAACGAAATCGTTTGATGAATTATGGAACAAAATATGGGGCGATAATGTGATTTCTAGTCAATATAAAAATGAAGAAAATAATTCCAAAGATAAATTTGAATTATTGAAAAAAGGGATGCATACTCAAAATAATACTTACTGTATTGATAGTATTATAGATGAAACCAATGATGTTTCTTGGAAAGAACAAGAATGGGGATTTCCAAAAGGACGTCGTAATTATCAAGAAAAAGACTTTGATTGTGCTACTCGTGAATTTTGTGAAGAAACCGGATTTAATAAAAAAACATTGCATAATATCAAGAATATTTATCCGTTTGAGGAAATTTTTACTGGTTCAAATTATAAATCATATAAACATAAATATTACGTTGCATATATTCGGTCCAATGATAGTCATAACCTCAATAAATTTCAACGTTCTGAAGTAGGCAAACTGGAATGGAAAACATATGATGACTGTATTAAAACAATTCGGAGTTATAATTTAGAAAAAAAACGCATACTCACTAATATTAATGAAACATTGACTAAATTTCCATTAGTATATTTTAATGTTCAGTAGTGTAAAGAAATATATGTATAAAATATATATTTATATTTCCATTTATTATGCCTACCAGAAAAATACGAAACACCAATGGTAAAAAACGTAAAACGCGTAGAATAAAGGGAGGCGACGATACTCCTGACAGCGATATACCATGTGGTGCTAACGATAGAGGAGAAGCTACTAAATGCCCTACAAATTATCGATGTGAAACTTTATCTGGTAAGAAAATATGCAAACCGTCTGTTCAAATAAATTTATCACATAATAATCATTCTATATCATTAACTGTTCCGTGGAAACGACACGAGAAATGGCTACAATCTCGCAATTTGTTGAATGAAAATATTGAATTAATGAAGGATATACGTAGCAATAAGTTGATGAACAAAAAACGTATCATTGAAGAAAATAAACGCATTATTGAAGAAATTAATGATCCTGCTATAATTAAACCGTTAATCGGTGCTAACAATTTAGACGAATTGATCATTCAGAAAATATTATTAATGGATATTTTGAAGAATAGACAACCCAGTGCAGAGGAAGAGGAAGAGAAAGAGGAAGAGAAAGAGGAAGAGAAAGTGGAAGAGAAAGTGGAAGAGAAAGTGGAAGATGAAGTTGAAGAGGAAGAGGAAGAGGAAGAGGAAGAGGAAGAGAAAGAGGAAGAGGAAGAGGAAGAGGAAGAGGAAGAGGAAGAGGCAGCAATTGAATTAGATTCTAAATTACAGAATCTGCAAGATGAAATAGGGGTGATGCCGGGTGATATAGATAGCAAGGAATATAATGAATATTTATTGAATTATGAAAAGTTGCACGGCGAGTATCTAGCAAAACAGAATAAATATGAATTTTTATATCCAGAACTAGATGACCCAAAATTTAATGAAAAAATTGCAAAAAGAAGAGAGTTTTATGATACTCAATATGACGGAAAAATTTATAATGTAAAGGAACAGGCCGAAAAATTATGCAATGCTGACTTTGAGCTAATGCCACATCAGCTGTTTGTGCGTAATTTTTTATCACTACAAACACCCTATAATAGTCTATTACTTTATCACGGTCTGGGAACCGGTAAAACTTGTTCTGCCATTGGAGTTGCCGAAGAAATGAGAGCTTTTGTAAAAAATATTGGTTCTACAAATCGTATTTTAATAGTTGCTTCCCCCAATGTGCAGTCTAATTTCCGGTCTCAATTATTTGATGAAAAACGGTTAAAATTAGATGGTGGTGTATGGAATCTGAATACGTGTGTTGGAAATGAATTGTTAAAAGAAATCAATCCGATACAGATGCAAGATATACCTAAGGCAAAAGTTGTATCACATATGAACAGTTTGATTAATCAATATTATCAATTTATGGGATATGGAGAACTAGCAAACTATATTAAGAAAAAAACGATGGTTAGCGAAAATATGGGGTTATCATCAAGAGAACAAAAAGAACTCGAGATACAAAATCTCAGAAAGCTGTTTAATAACCGACTTATCATTATTGATGAAGTTCATAATATTTCAGCTATTCAAAGTAATAAACAGAATAAAAAAACATCAGCTATGTTAATGAGAGTTTGTAAATATGCACAAAATATGCGCCTATTGTTGCTGTCGGCTACACCAATGTACAATAGTTATAAAGAAATTATATGGCTTACTAATCTATTGAACATTGTTGATAAACGAGCACTGGTAAAAGAAGAAGATGTTTTCGATAAGGAAGGGAATTTTAAAGAATCGAGAACAAAGGAAGACGGAACAGTGGAAGAAGGTGGTAAAGAACTATTAACCCGAAAACTCACTGGATATGTATCATATGTCAGAGGAGAAAATCCTTATACTTTCCCTTATCGTATTTACCCTGAACTATTTGATAAAGAAAATATGTTAATAAAAGAAAATTATCCTAAAATACAAATGAATAAAAAGGAAATCGAGAACCCAATTAAATTTATGCCATTATATATGAATAAAATAGGCGAATATCAAGAAAAAACGTATAAATTTATTGTGAAAAACCTACAAACGAATATAGATACCACATTACAAGAAGGCCAACAAAATATGCCGAATTTTGAGAACATGGAATCATTTGGATATACACTTCTTAATAGCCCCATACAAAGTTTGAATATTACCTATCCAAATCCAGAGTTTATAATAGATACGAATACAACAGAAGAAACAGGAGACAATGTACAAGTATCTGAACAAGATGACATAGAGCTTGATGATAACAATATTAGAGTAAGCTCTATGATAGGGTCAGGAGGGTTGTCGAATATAATGACATATAAAACGGTGAAATCTCCATATATGCTGAGACATCAATTTGCATACAAACCTAAAATTCGAGAACAATTCGGCAATATATTTTCACAATCCGAAATTGGCAAATATAGCGCAAAAATCGCAAAAATATGTGAAAGTATTAAAAAATCAACTGGTATCGTTATGATTTATTCTCAATATATAGATAGCGGAGTTGTGCCAATGGCACTTGCACTAGAAGAAATGGGGTTATCTCGTTCGGGAAGTGCGACACATACAAAATCATTGTTCGAAAGCTCTCCACACGAGCCGATTGATGCAACTACAATGAAGGACAAATCAGAGCTTACCGGCGACGAACTGTCTTCATTCTCTCCAGCCAAATACATAATGATTACTGGCGACAAATACTTTTCACCAAATAATAGCGGCGACTTAAAACAAGTGGTTAGTCCAGACAATAAGAACGGTGAAAAAATAAAGGTTGTATTAATTACCAGAGCAGCCGCTGAAGGTATGGATTTTAAGAATATTCGACAATTACATATAATGGAGCCTTGGTATAATTCCAGCAGAATTGAACAAATTATTGGAAGAACCGTGCGTAATTTAAGTCATTGTATGCTACCATTTGAAGAAAGAAATGTCGAAATATACTTACATGGAACACAGTTGAGTTCGAATGAAGAAGCCATCGATTTATATGTATATCGTTATGCCGAGAAGAAGGCTGTTCAAATAGGTCAGATTACTCGTCTATTAAAGGAAATAGCAGTTGACTGTATATTAAATATTGGTCAGACAAATTTGACTCTAGAAAAATTAACAGAAAGCTCTCAAGGACAAGAAATACAGTTGAATTTATCGTCTCATACAGATGAGAATACAATTACATATCAAATCGGTGATAAACCATATACTGATTTATGCGATTATATGGATACTTGTAATTTTGTATGTAGTTCAAATGTGGAGATAAAACCAGAAGATTTGATTAAAAATAGCTATAATGAAGCGTTTGTGAAAATGAATTATCCTATGATAGTGAAAAGAATCCGGCAAATATTCAAGGAACAGAGTTTTTATGAGAGAACTGATATTCTCAAGCTGGTTGCTGCTGCAAACCCCTATCCAATTGAACATATTGATTATACTCTATCTAAATTTGTAGATGATAAAAGTGAATATCTACTCGATAAATATGGTAGATATGGATATATGATAAATAAAGATGACGTATATGCATTTCAACCATATGAAGTAAGTGATGAACAAGCTAGTCTATATGAACGAACCGTTCCAATCGATGAAAAAATATCCAGATTAGACATTGAATTGCCATTAAGCAAAGGAGAGATTAACCCTGTTAATAACGTGGAAACCGAAATGCAAGATACAGAACCACACGATTTTGAATCCATTATGAATGATATTGAAGCACAAATAACAACTACCACAAATGAAAAAACATTATACAAAGAACTGGAAGAAAACTTAGGTAGTATGGACGTCATAAACAAACGCAGCTTAGCATTTATTAGGAATAAATACAAACAAAGTGTATCTGAAGATAATAACTGGTTTGTTAACCTGGGTCGTATATATAATATGTTGAAAAACAATTATTTTATAGGAGATGAACAGTTATTGAAGTATAGCATTGGGCATTATCTAGACACAATGTCTTTTGAAAAACATAAACTTTTTGTCCCTGAGATTTTGAAAAAGAAACAGGGAAAAGAAATCGCTTCAACTTCAGATGCGCAGAAAGAGTATTTGAGAACAGTAATAGAGTATTATGATAATAATATTATAGAAGCTGCTGATAAAAAGGGAATATTGCTATCGAGTAAAAAGAAGGCAGTATTATTTATAATCAATAACGAAACAATGGAGTTGTCTGATGCAAAACCCACTGATTATATGCGGTTTAATAAACAAATCCAAGAAAAATTTACAGTTAAATCTGCCAATATCAATAAAATAATCGGGTTTATCTATCCATTTAAAGATGACATTGTTTTTAAGATTAAAGATATAGATAGTGATAAAAATAGCACGGGCGCTAATTGTGAGAAATTAGGAAAGGTGGATATATTGCATAGAATCGAGCCAATATTACGAGACAATCCTCATAAAATACAACAATGGCCGGAATTCGATTCTAAACAATTCGATAAATTATTACGACCTAGTCTATGTGTGTTCTTGGAATGCATCATTCGTTTTTATAATGACGCAAAAACCGAAAAGGTATGGTTCTTTAATTCTGTAATGGCATTATCCAATGCGGTAATACGTAAATAATAAAATTGATTAAACAATGATATATAAAAGATAATATATATCATTATAGTATCATGGCTAACGTAAAAGAAGACAAAATTTATGGGGTTTATATCCCTTCTGTATTATCCAAAAAGGTGGTGTTATCTATTAACCAAGTTGGTAAGAATTTGAAACAGAATTTAGAAAAAACAATACAAAAAAACACTGAAGGTAGATGTATTCCAGAGGGATTTATTCAACCTGGGTCAGTGAAAATAATGACATATTCATCGGGCAATGTAAATAACGACAATATTGAATTCCAGACGGTTTATGAATGCATGATTTGTTATCCAGTTGAAGGTATGACGATTGAATGCACTGCTAAGACCATCACCAAAGCCGGAATTCACGCCGAAGTAGTTGATGGTAGCGGGACTGTTCCGGTAACTGTATTTATTGCACGAGACCATCATTTTACAGATAATCGTTTCGCAAAGGTATCAGCTGGCGACAAGCTAAAAGCGATTATTATTGGCTGCAAGTTTGA